TTCTTGCCCATGCGCCGGTTGTACTTGCCGATTGAGAACCGCATTGCACCCCGGAACTCTTCGGCGGTGAATGTGCGGGCCGCTTCGTCTATCCAGTCCTCGCCAGCTGTGTCTTGGTAGCGGGCTTGCTTGGCCTCCTCTTTTGCCGCTTCGCCAGCAAGTACACACATATAGCACTGCTCGTTTGCTGAATACCGGCAACCGTGGAAGACGCACACGCCGCCGGCGTCGTGCGGGCTTTGCCAAACGGGGTTAATTTTCTTTTCAACTTCGCGCCAAGCCTCATCTTCATCGGGTGTTGTAAAGGGATTATCTGGGTCGCCCATTTCAGATGCTAGGATCTCATCTTCGGCCGCGTGCCATGCTTTAACTTGTGTCTTGATGCTAGGGCGCTGACGTTGCGCTGCCCTTTGGATAATAAGCTCATCACGGGCGGCTTGCCATTGGTCGCGGGTGAAGGTTCTAAGTACAACGTCGTCAGGCACACTGCTATAATCAGCCACTCCATCTTTCAAAAAGATATGCTTAAAGCTGTAGGTTCCACCCCACTCACTTACATTCTCTGCTAACCACTTTAAATCTGCGTGCATCTCACTGCTCCTTTTCGTTATTCGTGCGTTAACAATAAACCAGTGGTGCGTTATTGTAAACCCTTGGCCTGTAAATAATCAGCCACTTTTTGCAGCGCCTCGTCGCATCCACGGCACACTAAAACGCCGTCGCCAATGTCGGCAAGGTATTCGTGCCAGTCTTTCTGTTCAACCGATACGGTGCCACCTTTGACCCGCTTCATTTCTATCCATAGGTGCCATGCCGGCACGTAAAGGTCAGGAACTCCACGAGAAACACCCTCGTTTTTCATTTTTATGGCCGTGACCTTTCCACGATGCCCGCCATTTGGAATGGCAAATATTCTAACGCCAGGGTAGGCAATGCGAAATTTTCCGACAAATCGCACTTGCTCAAAATGCTCACTCGGTATTTCTTGCATAATTTTTACTCAAAAAGGAATTTCTCTATCCCATTGGTCGCACGCCTTATCCGTTCCTGCAAAGTCCTCTGGCGGCGTCATGTGGAAAACAGTGCATACGCCTTGATCGTTGTAGTAGTCGCAGGTGTGGCAGCACTCAGGGACGTGCATCAGGTAATGCTTCTGCGCATCTCTCCATTTGATAACTTCTTCCGTGGCCTCGTGTCTCATTATTTCCACTCCCTTTTAATGATGTCATCTAGCTTGCCTTTTTTGCGGTAGCTGACAATAGCAGGGCAGGGCTTCGCCTGCATTAAATCGCAGATGTCCTGCATATCGTTACAGTTAACCAACTGTGCATCCACCTCTGTGGCTATGTCAGCCAGCTTTTGAACGCCCATTCTTCCAGCAAAACCTTCATGCTCAACCGTTAGATATTCTTTGATTGAGTGAGTAAAGCCGTGGTAATACGTGACCATTATCATTTCTTTACCAGAGTTATAGCCACGGTGTAAGCGCCAGGCCCAGTCCGTAACCTCTATATCCATCGGCTTTATACCCATGATGTCGTCCTGATAAAGCCGCCATTCTTTCTTGACCTCTTCAATTGGCCAAAGGTAGCCGCAATCTGGGCACAACTTAACGCTAAGGTGTACGGCCTCACCGCACTCAGGGCAGGCTTTTACCGGTGCCTCGCCTGAGCCTTTGCCTTTTGCCTTTGGCGGCTGTACTGACGTTATAGGGCCGTGCCTCTGTACGTTTCCAGCAAAGTCCAGAACCAAGCAGTGATCGGTGTGCTCTTTCAGTCTCATCCCTCTACCGGCTATCTGAACGTAAAGCACTGGCGACATGGTGGGCCTGGCGATAACAAGGCAATCCGTGTTTGGCGCATCAAAGCCGGTAGTCAGTACCTCGGCATTTGTTAACACCCGCAATTCGCAGGCCTTGAACTGGCGGATTAGATCAGCCCTTTCACCCTTTGATGTCTTGCCGGTAATGCAAGCCGCCGATAATCCTGCATCTGAGAACGCTTGCGCTAAATGTTCGGAGTGAGCAACGCCCGTTCCAAAAACCAAAATTGACCGGCAATGACTTGCCCTTGTTAAAGTTTCACTGACAATCTTGTTAACGTCGTCGTCACTGTCAACCGCCTTTGCCAGTTGGCCAGGAATAAACTCACCGCCTCGCTTTGCCACGGCGCTCACGTCAAGGCAGTGATCGGTAAACTTTGATCGAAGCGGGGCAAGGTAGCCGTTAAATATCAGTTCTTCAATGGTTACGGGTTCGATAAGATCCGAGAATATAGCGTCACCGTCGCATATAAGGCCGTGTCCCAGCCTCCAAGGCGTCGCAGTTAGACCTATCACCCGAAGGTGTGGGTTAATTTCTTTTAGGCTGGCTAAAAGGCTTCTGTACCCTCCCTCATCTTTGTGGCTAATGAGGTGACACTCATCAATTATAGCAATGTCAATATGCCCTATAAGCTCGCCCTTCTGCCGTAGTGACTGAATGCCGCCAAACGTAATAGCCTCTCCAAGATCGCGGCGACCAAGGCCAGCGGTATAGACCCCAAGCGGCGCGTTAGGCCAATGCTGAAGCATCTTCTCGGCGTTCTGTTCAATTAGCTCAGCAACGTGGCTCATCATCAAAACCTTTGTGCCTGGCCAGCTTTTAACGGCATCTTTGCAAAGGGCAGCAACAATGTGAGATTTGCCTGAGCCAGTGGGCAATACCAGACACGGATTTCCTATAGGGTGCGAATTGAACCACTCATAAAGCTGGTCAATTGCCCTTTGTTGGTATTGCCTTAGCATTTTATTTCCCCGTCAAATTTCTGGCGGATAGCCTGTACATTCTGATCCATACACCCGTCGAAATTGGCCAGCAATTCCCTTGACTTAAATCCACCCGCACCGTTTCGGAAGTCTTTTCCGTTGTGGCTATAGTCTGCTGCTGTACCATCACCACTAACGAGAGTCCAAGGCACTAGGTCAGGGTGCATAACATGGTCTTCACAACCTGCCCGCTGGAACTCAACGGCGGGGATCTCGCTATTCCAGCGGCCACAATGCCAGGTGCCGTCCCTTTTTGCGGTAGAGTGGGCGCAGGTGCGACAGTTGACTTGCTCAGTCGTGTGACTTGAGTGGCAGAAGTCGTGCATATTGCAAAACTTACATTCAAACCAAGACGGGTCAGCACTCAATGGCTCCGGCATCCGGTCGCTGGCGATTATTGATTGGGCCTTTTCGTTTAGCTCTTTGGCTTCTGTCTTTTTTAACTCTACCCGTTCGGTATATATCTCATCCGTGTCCTTGCATACTGCAAAATACAGCGCCCTATCTATATCAAGGCCGGCCATGTAGATTTGCATTTGCGCCCAATGAATCGGCTTTGATTCCTTTACGCCTTTTTTAACCATATCTTTAAATGACTTTAGGCTATGCGTCTTTGCCTCCAAAACGTGCGGCTTATTGGGCGCTTCCGGTATTCCAGACAGTGCCACGCCGTCCAGTGATCCTCCAAAATGACCATCTTTGATAAGCCACTGCCTGCCGGTATCGGGGTCTTTATCAAGAATCTCAACGCCGGCGGCACGTAGGTCTGAGACAATCCATTCTTCCTCATGGTGGCCACGACGGAACAGCCGAAGTATGCGCCCTGGAAACTTCTCAACGACTGCCCATCGGAATGACAGCCACAGCTTGCGCCGGCACGGGTGCCCTATCATGCTTGCGCCCATGTGGGGGCGTGGCAGGTCTGGCTTTGATTCGTGGGCCTTGTCGATTAGGGCGGACAGGGTGTGGATTGGTTCGGGGATTTTGGTCATGGGGTTTCTCCATGCTCGAAGCGGGCAGAGCGGGCTAGTCCCAAGGCAGAGTAAAAGCAATCAATATCATCAACCTCTGTAACCATAAAAATAGGCGCTGCAAAACAAAGCTCGCCGGCATCTTTAGACCTGATCAGTCGTTTCCCGCTCTCCATAAGGTCAACAACTCCGTTAATAAGCCCTTTAAAGTCACCGGCAGCGCCTTCCTTTAGTATCTCTTCGCGATAGTATGTAGCTGCTTCACATGCCCTAGAATCGTGACCGATCCCGTTGTAAAAAAACCATACATTGTGGCCGGTTTCTTTTTGAAGCTCTAGGCACTTTAGAGTTTCTTTCTTTGTCGGAAGCCCCCCTTTTACCTCTATCCAATATCCAGCTCCGGGCCATTTTTTTGCTTGACTACTATCCTCTGGATATTTTACAAAAAAGTCAGGAAGGTATCTTCCGCACTCAGGAAGCTCAAAACCTTCAGGCTCGTAATCCCATGAAAGCCCCATGTGGTCAAAAAGAATTGCAAACCGAGCTTCTAACCTACTCCTAAACCGATACCCTTTATACTTAGTCTCAATCGCTTTTATTTTCTTATCCATAAATCACCCCATAAATAAAAAAACAGGGGCGGAAGCCCGCCCCATTAATACTACTTCTTCATCCAAGGTGGCGTTGCACCCTGAGCCTGGGCAGGGGCAGCTTGGCCAGCCGGAGCAGGTACAGGTGAGCCAGATACGGCTTTAAATGATTTCACTTCATTTCCCGGCCCATAGGTAGGGTCATTCTTAACCGTGACCTTGCACGTCATGTTGCCGCCAATAAGCTGATCTGTATCGGTCAGGCTGGCTACGCCGATAGCCCGTAGCACTGAGCCAAGTTGCTGACGGCCAATGTCCTCAGCCTTGGGGTTAGGGTTGCGAATATTCAAGTTTGCAAACAAGATCCGGCCTTGGTGCGTTGGTCCGACTACGCTCATCTTCAGCCAAATATATTGACCGGTGCCGGACTTGGTATCCTTCAGTTCAGACTCAGAAACCACCAAATGGTAATCACCGGCTGGGATAGGATCAAAGCCGCCTTGCTCTTCTGGAAGTTCTGCGGTATTAAAAGTCTCGTTTAAAAATGCCATGTTATTTATCCTCAGTGATTTGAAATGATGGGCGACCGGGTTTGGTGGTGATCGCGGCATCGAGATGCTTGGTGATTTCAGGGCTGGCTGATTGCCATGCCCGTAGATTGATTTCCGGCTTCCACCGGAACAGCGCTTGCAAGTGTTCGTTGTCAATGCCGGCATTCGTCGCCAAGTCAATCAGCTGATCAGCGTCAACCTTCCGGCTAAGCCTTGTTGTTACTTTTACCTTGTAGCCTTCTGGCGTGTATGTGTTCGATCCGTCTTTGTTCTGGTCAACTGTAAATGACTTTATAAGCTCATCTTCGATATGACGGCGAGCCTCAGCGGCTTGGCGCTCTGTTTCTTTGGCCTTTAGCCAGTCGCTGTATATGCTCACGACTCGCCCCCAATCTTCTTAATGATGTCGCCAAGGTCTGGTAACTCCCAAGCCTCTAGCTTTCCTGATCGGTCTTTAGCACTCCACAGTCCGTCAGTGTCACACTGCAAGGCCCGGACGTTCTTGCCGTCTTCGCCTTTCTCTACCCGAAGGGCAAAAACTTCATCGAAGAAATACCCAATCTGTTGCGCCAGTCGAGCGCCTGGCATGGCCGGGCCGTACAAGATCCGGTTTTGTTCGTCTTGCGTCTTCTCAACCTTGGCCGTCATGTAGACGTGCTTTCCCTCAATGTCACGGAACGCCCTGATTAAATCGCCCATGACATCAATCAGTGCCCCGTAAGCCTGGCGAGGGTCTTTTGTCTTTTTCTTTTCAGCGCTTAAAACTACCTCTGCGATTTCGCTGATAGAATCAAGGCAGATGCTTTCAAAGTGGCTTGCCTCTGAACTTTGTGTTGCCCACTGATACGCCTCATAAAGGGTGTCAATATCCTTTATCTCAATGAACGACACGTCGGCATCGGCAATTGATAGAAGGCCGCCTTCTGCGCTCAACACTACCGGATTCGGCAGGGTAGGGATTAGCGAGGTTTTGCCAGCACCGGCTTGGCCGTACACCAACATTTTAACGCCGTTACTGTGCAGCCCTTTCGTGCTGCTAAGTGTAATCGCCATAATCTGTATTCCTGTCTTTGGCCAGCGGTTTGCGGAGTGCAGGTTGCCGGCGACAAAACAACTATAGACCTTGGACTTTTTAATGTCTACAATTCATTGCAACTATTTACCCAAAAGGAATAAAAATGCTGACCCTAGAAGAATTACGCAAAGCCCTTCAAGGCAAAAACCTGTTTGCCGTCTCGCGTGAAACTGACGTGGCCTACAACACCATCAGAGACATTGCCAGCGGAAAGCCGGTAAACCCCACCTACAACACAATGAAGGCAATCACAGAGCACCTGGAGTCTAAGTAATGGCAGACATCACTAATCTGTTCCCCGACGGTTTCCAGCCGCCAAGACCAAAACACACAGACGCGCCAGAGGTTCAGCTTAGGGATGCTATATCCGCCGCAGGGATGATTGCACCGGAAGATATATTGATGGACGGCAAAATCCGGCGGTTTAATCCAACCGGTAAAAAGAAGGATGACGCCGGCTGGTATGTGGCGTATTCGGGCAGCGTTCCAGCTGGACGGTTTGGAAACTGGCGCGATGACATCAACCAGGTGTGGCGGGCAGACCTTGGTCGTGAGTTATCCGTAGCCGAGGAAATGG